TCAAGACCTGCCGCTACCTTCTCGGGAGTGTTGTACTTCTCTATCATCGCATATGCCTTCTCCTTGTTGAGCACCCATGTCTCTCTTGTGAGGAGGTTTGCAGGCTTCTCGGAAGCGAACTTCTTGTCCTGCGGGTTCTCAGCATAGCCGAGGATATAGATGAGGGTCTTGGACTCGCCGGGAGCAAGTGTGACCTTCTTGTAGTGCGAAGCTACGGGCGACCAGCCGTCTGCGAAGGAGTTGGAGGGCTTGTCAGCCTCAACTGTAGCGGGGTTGTTCCAGCCGTTGTAGATGCTTCCGAGGAAGGCGTCACGGTCTGTATCGTAGCCGTCGATAGTGTCGTTTACTGTATAGAACGCGTAGTGATTGCGTCTGTCTCTGTACTCTGTTACGTGGTAGATAGTGGAGCCCTCTATCTCAACGCGTCCTGTGGAGAAGTTTCTCTGGAAGTTCGTGCAGTCGTCCTGAGCGTCCCAAAGGCACCACTCGGCAATGGAGAAGATTGAGAAGCTCTTTGTCTCACTGCTCTCGTTGGTGAGTACGACCTGCTGTACCTCGCCGTCGTAGTTCTGGGGAACGAAGAATGTCACCTCAGCCTTGAGCCCGTTCTTCTTGCCTGTGATTATGGTATAGCCCATACCGTGGCGGCACTGGTACTCGTCCAGCTCTGTCTTGACAGGTGACCAGCCGGGGTTCCATACTGTGCCGTTGTCGTTTATGTAGAAGTAACGTCCGCCCATATCTATCGGGACGTTGTTATAGCGGTAGCGTGTGATACGGCGGAGGCGTGCGTCCTTATAGAAGCAGTAGCCGCCTGCTGTGTTTGAAATGAGTGAGAAGAATCCCTGATTGCCGAGGTAGTTTATCCACGGATAGGGAGTCTTGGGGGAATTGATAACATATTCCTTCCTGACGTCGTCAAATGATCCGAACTTCATAAATTTTTCTTCTACTTTTTCAATATACTTAGGAGATTCAGAAACGGCTTCTGCCTTTTCTTCTTCTATATTAAACTCATTTTTCAATGTATCAAATATATCACCTTCCATAAATTAACCTCACTAAGTATTTATAATCACCTATATTTCAATCCAAACTGTTCTTCTGTCAATACCTTAAAAAGATAACCATGTTGTCGACACCAACGTTTAGCGGCTTCCCACTTCTCATAGTTTCTTCTCAATGTATTACATCTCTCCTGCCAATTTTCTATTGCCTTCTTTGATTTCTTTTGAGGTGGATCTGGATATTTAATCTGACCCGCCTCATTCAATATAGGTGTCTGACTTTCTGGCTTTACTTCCAAAATATACTTCTTTACTTGTCCATCTTTATCTTTACAAACAAATAAAAAATCAGTCACATATACATGATTCTTTCCATCAATCTGTGAATAATATGGAACTTCCAATACTTCAGAACCCCATTCAATTACCGAATTTGTTCTATCACAGAAGTTGCAAAAAATCTTTTCCCAAGAACTTCTAAATGTAATAGGTTTTGCTCTTGGCATTCTCCCATTATAATTTAGACATTTTTCAGGATGATCTGGCTTAAAACAGCCTTGTAAATAATTACCACTAAATATACTCATTTTTTACCATCCTGTAAAAGGGTCTATAGTTGTTTTTTCCTCGATTTTCTCCTTAGGTTTATATTCAACGTCATATACATTTGCATTTGGATGTTCTTCAACAATATCATTCAATTTCAAAATATCATTGTATTGATATTGTGCTGGCGCTGCACTTGGTGCAATATCCCAAACTGGATCATCCTTAGGAATTGTAGGATTGTCTGCAATAGTATATTTATCATCCTTATAAACCTTAAGAGTCAATGTGTAAGTATGTGACTTTAAACCAAAAGCTTCATCCCAATATTTTACATCTCTAATTTGGTAGAAAATTCCATTATAAGGTAAGTAGATAATATCATCAATTTTAGGTTCCCATGTATCATAAACATCTGGTGTATTTTTATCAGGGCCACCATATCTTGAATAATACTTAAAACTTCCTTTACCTACATATAAGGTCATCATATCTTCACCCCAAATACCTTGTAATTGATATGATCTTACATTAGGAGGAATTGAATTTGTATATCCTATGAAATACCAACTTCTTAAAATCCATCTTAGTTGGTCTTCAGCGAATAATTGGTCTCTTTCTAAATCTTTAGAAACTGCGTAGTAAACAAGTTTCAAACCATATTTACCATACGCATCTTCTGTAGCAATATCTTGTTCAGCTGCATCTTGGTCAGATACTAAACCTTGCGCATCAGAATAACAATCGTCATGATAACCTGACAATGTTGAACATAACCAAGGATATGATGATATTTTTGTATCTGCCATTATTCTAACCTCAAAACCCCATTGTTATTCCAAGCAATATTCATAATTCCATTTTTAGCATCATGGAATCTATCAAATGGAATAAATGCAACTGGTATATTTCTTGTTGCACGTTTATCATTTGGTGTTGCATCTTTATGATGAATTACCAATAAGATGCCATAACCACACATGTGATGCTTCTGAATTGGATCATTAGGTTTATCTGGATTTACTTTGTTTACTTCAGATGTTGCTGAAATAGCATTATCACCACCTACTACCTTAATAACATTTTCAGTCAAAGGAGTAGTCTTTATATTATACATATCGTATTCTTCTTGTGAAAATGCAGAAGTAAATCCATAATTCAAATCCCAATAATTTGAATTAAAGTATTCGCCAACTCCATTCTTGATATTTGTATATGCATCCCATGGAGTTGTACCATATTGAGAATATTCGTAATCTCTTTTTACATAACATCTAGATGGACATTGTTTAGAGAAGATTACAGCTGAAGCAGGCATTTCTTCC